AATACCGTGACCTTACAATCTGGCCGAGTCACTTTTTCCTGCCGGATCATTTTGCTGGACTCCCGTACTCCGGTGAGATGGTGTTTGCTCGGCAGGAGTGGAAGTCAACGCGAGGTAAATGGTGATCCTGTTTATCGTCACTTCTGCAATCAACGGAGATGCTCAACGGTTATATGAGACGCAACAAACGATTGAGAGCATTCACCGAGCGTGTCCAATCGCGTCAATCTGGGTGCTGGAATCAAGTTTCGAGCATCAGAACGTGATATTTCCTCGTGCGACGGTAAAACACTACGGCTCAAAGTTCATTCAAGACGTAAGAAAAACAGACCGAGACGTTGCGTACATCAAAAACGCTATCGAGTTGCACACAACGATAAATATTCTGCATGACATACCGAATCGCTACAGTCACGTTTTCAAGATTTCCGGTCGCTACACGCTAACTGAACACTTCAACATCCAGGCTCACGTTGCAAACAAGGCGACGTTTGCACAGGCAAGGCAGACCGGTTATCCCATGGAATACGTTGGGACGGACGGTATGCTGATGACCCGGTTGTATTCGTTCGATTACAACGTGATTCCGCAGATGTTGGAGACGTTGGAGCAGATAGAGGCGTTCTTCCACGAGCAGTGGGACGGTGGAAAGGTGTTCGACATGGAGCATGGGTTCTACAAGTTCCTGCCTCGTGACATTCTCAACGAAGTCGGTAAAATAGGTGTTAGAGGCCGGATTGGGCATCTAACTTCTATTGTCGAGGATTGAAATGCCGATCACTAGCAAAGCGCAGCAACGTCTCATGTACGCAGCCGCTGGCAGCAAGAAGGTGGCGAAGCAGACGGGCGTTCCGATGTCTGTGGCAAAGGAGATGATTGCCAAGACGCCGAAGAAAGCCTACAAGAAGATGCCAGCCAAGAAATGAAACCAATCTGGGACAAGCCCCGTCCGAAAAAGCTGGGCGAGCCTGACGCTCTGTCTAAAAAGCAGAAGCGATCAGCGAAAGCGATGGCTAAGTCTGCTGGCCGACCCTATCCTAATCTCGTGGACAACATGAGAGCAGCGAGGAAGAAATGAAGTGTCCACTCGTTACTAGCGATTCCAAGCTGAACGACGCCAACAAGCAGAAGGCAGTCGATAAAGCTGATTATGGTGAGGCAGAGGAAGGCGCAGAGTACAAGTGCGAGAACTGTGCTGCGTTCATCCAGTCAGACGAGATGCAGGGTTGTCTCGAAAACGGCATTGCCAAGGACATGGAAGACGAAGCAGAGGACATGGGCTACTGTGCCCAACTTGATTTCGTCTGCTCCGAGGACATGGTTTGCAGCAAGTGGCTAGGTGGGCAAGCCAAACGAGGTGGCATTGTCATAAAGATTGCTGGGATGATGGACGAATGAGTGCCGCATGGACTCGCAAGGCTGGCAAGAACCCCAAGGGTGGGCTGAACGAGGCTGGGCGCAAGTCTTACGAGCGAGCCAATCCTGGTAGCGACCTAAAGCCTCCGGTTAAGTCAGGCGACAACCCGCGCAGAGCATCGTTCCTAGCGCGGATGGGCAATATGCCTGGGCCGGAGTACAAGGACGGTAAGCCTACCCGTCTACTGCTGTCGCTGAAGGCATGGGGCGCATCCAGCAAAGCAGACGCTAAAGCCAAGGCAAAGGCTATCAGCGAGCGAAACAAGCGGTGAGGATAACGATAAGCGAAACCCCGTTCTGGCACGCTATCGTTGAAGATTTCTTCGAGGAAGCGGAAGAAATAGCGCGAGAGTTCCCGCATCCAGAAGATGACTGCTGGTTCCGCTACGACAACCCGTTAGAGATCAAGCAGACCTGCAACAACTGGCAACGGTTCGGTCCAGCTACCTACCGAGCCTTTCAGAGTATGTGTGAGCCTGGGTTCACAATGTTCCTCAGCCACAAGGCCGGAGACGTACTTTATCCAGACTACGGGTTACACGGTGGAGGACTGCATCAACACGGCAGAGGTGGCAAGCTAAACGTCCACCTGGACTACAACTTACATCCAAAGGTAAACCTCCAGCGCAGGCTAAACATCATCGTTTACATGACTCCCAACTGGGACGAAGGCTGGGGTGGGCATCTAGGGTTGTACGACAAAAACCGCAAGCTAGTAAAGTCAATCGAACCTTACTTCAACCGCGCAGTCATATTCGATACTCGCGGAAGTTGGCATGGACTACCGGAGCCGATTACCTGCCCAGAGGATGTCACCAGAAACAGTCTGGCAATGTATTACTTATGCGACCCTGGCATTACGGACGGACGGAAACGCGCTTTGTTTGCTCCGACAGAGGATCAAGTAGGCGACCCGCAGATTGACAGGCTAATATCAGAACGTAGTAAAATGTAAAGCGCATGACCCAATAGGAGTGCGTATGCAAGTAGAACAAATCAGCATTGAAAAGCTGATCCCTTACGTCAATAACGCCAGAACCCACTCGGACGCGCAAGTTGCACAGATTGCAGCGTCGATCAAAGAGTTTGGGTTCAACAATCCTGTCCTGATAGCCGACGACAACAGCATCATTGCTGGCCACGGCAGGGTGATGGCTGCTCGTAAGCTAGGCAAGGACATGGTTCCCGCAGTAAGGTTGTCGCATCTGACGGAGATGCAGCGCAAGGCTTACATCCTGGCAGACAACAAGCTTGCGCTGAACGCTGATTGGGACAACAGTCTGCTGGCGATTGAGCTTGCCGACCTGAAAGACTTAGGATTTGACACAGACCTGACCGGATTCTCAGCCGATGAGATTGCCGCGCTGATGCCGGTAGAGTTGACGGAAGGGCTAACAGACGAGGACGAAGTTCCAGAGGTTCCGGTTGATCCGGTTACGAAGCTGGGTGATGTATGGCTGCTGGGCAAGCACCGGCTGATGTGCGGGGATAGCACCAATATTGAACAGGCAGAAAAACTCATGGGCGGCGTTAAAGGAGATATGGTTTTTACTGACCCTCCATATAATGTTGCGTATGAGGGGCGTGGAGAAAAAAATAAACTTGGGCCGATTAAAAACGACAATATGTCGGATGAGTCCTTTGAGCAGTTTTGTAGAGATGTTTTTGCGACTTATCACGCAATCATGAAGCCGCTTGCCTGCATTTATGTCTGTCATCCAGACAGTCAGACTGCTCCTAAACTTGCTTTTGAAAAAACATTCGGAGAACTATTCAAGAAATCATCAACGGTTATTTGGGTAAAACAATCGGCTGGTATGGGGTGGCAGGACTATCGTGCGCAACATGAGCCAATCCTTTATGGATGGAAAGAAGGATCAGGTAAACATTTTTACTGCGGAGACAGATCAAAAACGACGATTTGGAAGATTGGCCGTGATGCACAAACCAGCTACGTACACCCAACTCAAAAGCCGGTTGCTTTGCCAGAAGAGGCTATAAAAAATAGCAGCAAGGGCGAAGACGTCATAATTGATCTTTTTGGCGGCTCTGGCTCTACGCTCATAGCCTGCGAGAAGATTGGACGGGTCAACCGAAGTATGGAGCTTGACCCAAAGTATTGCGACGTGATTGTGAAACGCTGGCAAGACTTTACCGGCAAGACCGCGACGCTCGAGGAAACTGGCGAGTCATTTAATGAACTTTCGGACATAAAAAATGCAAGGCAAGCGGCATAAACCGTCAGATGAGGATCGTCGGCTGGTCAAGACGCTATCCGCTGTCGGGGTGCGCTATGTCGACATTGCCGACAAACTGGATATTGACCATGACACGCTCACGAAGCACTATAAGAGAGAGTTGTCGGAAGGCAGGATGGAGGCTAACGCTGCTGTCGCTCAGACTTTGTTCCAACAAGCGAAAGCTGGAAACACCGCGGCGATGATCTTCTGGCTGAAAACTCGCGCTCAATGGCGGGAGCATCATGTATTGGAGCACGCAAATTCTGAAGGCGAACCGCTTAAAATGGCAGTGACATGGGCGTCAGAGAAATAGTAATCCCTTACGCTCCGCGAGAGCCGCAGATTGAGATACACGACGCTCTCAACTCGCATCGTTTCGCGGTGGTAGTTGCCCATCGTCGTTTAGGCAAGACTGTCTCTGCCATCAACCAGCTAATCAAATCAGCGGTGATGTGCCAGTTAGAACGACCGAGATATGCCTACATTGCCCCAACCTACAGCCAAGCCAAACGAGTCGCCTGGGACTACCTCACCCACTTTGCCGCACCGCTCGGTGGAACAGCCAACATCTCAGAGTTGCGGGTCGATTTCTGGGACCGCAGGATCGGGCTATACGGATCGGACAATCCCGATTCACTTCGCGGAAGTTACTTTGACGGAGTGGTTCTCGATGAAGTGGGGGATCAAAACCCGAAAATCTGGAACGAAGTAATCCGCCCTGCCCTAGCCGACCGGAAAGGCTGGGCACTGTTCATCGGGACGCCAAAGGGTCAGAACCATTTCTACGACCTACGCAACCGTGCTATCGGTGAGCCGGGGTGGAAACTCCTAGAGTTCAAAGCCAGCCAGACCAAGATAATTGCCCAGGCTGAACTAGACGACGCTCTGCGGGAGATGGGGCAAGACAAGTACGATCAGGAGTTCGAGTGCTCATTTCACGCTGCCATCGAAGGTGCGTACTACGGACACCAACTCAACCAGATGGAAGGGGAGGGTAGGTTCTGCGAGATCAAGCGGGATGACCTCTGCAAGACTATTGCAGCGTGGGACTTGGGGATCGGTGACTCTACGTCTATCTGGGTGGCACAGGTTCACGGGCAGGAAGTAAGGCTGCTGGATTACATCGAGAACCACGGAGTAGGTCTTGACTGGTACGTCCGAGAGCTACGCAATCGGGACTGGCACAAGGCTGAGAACATCGTCCCGCACGACGTACAGGTGAGGGAGCTAGGCAGCGGAAAGTCTCGACTCGAAGTCCTGCAAGCCGCTGGTCTGGAGTGTCGGATTGCTCCGCGTCTGTCTGTGGATGACGGTATTCAGGCTGTCCGTAGGCTATTGCCGCGCTGCTGGTTCAATGTTCCGGCGGTAAGTGAGGGGTTGAACTGTCTGCGGAACTACCGACGGACGTTCGACGAGAAACAAAAGGTTTTTTACGACCGACCGTTGCACGACTGGTCATCTCACGGAAGCGATGCTTTCCGATACCTTGCGATTGGGCTGAACGAAACGCAGTTCAGTTGGGGCAAGCCGATTAACGTACAAACTCGCTGGATTGTCTAATGCTAATGCCGCAAGGTAATATCGTGCCTAAGCACGCTTTCGATGCTCTAGTCAAGGAAGTTGCCGATCTGCGTAAACAGATCGAAGAACTTAAAGCTAAACAAGAGCAGAAACGACCGTATACGCGAAAAGAGGTCGAAAATGGATATAGGTAGGCTACAAGGCATTATTCAGTCTGAGATTGACGATGCTATCGGGATGCTGGACTCTGACACGACAGCAGAGCGCGGCAAGGCGATTGAGTATTACCTGCGGAATCCATACGGTAACGAGGTAGAGGGACGCAGCCAGATCGTTACTGGCGAGGTTGCCGAGGTTGTCGATGGTGCGCTGCCGCAACTTATTCGCGTATTCACTGCGAGCGATGACCTAGGTAGGTTTGAGCCTGTAGGCCCAGGCGACGAGGAAGGCGCAGATCAGGCGACAGACTATGCAAACTGGGTGTTCTACAAGGACAACCGAGGTTTTGCGCTGTTGCACGACTGGTTTAAGGACGCTCTACTGGAGAAAACCGGCACGCTGAAAGCGTACTGGGAGCAGAAGATCGATGTTAACGAGGAGGCATATCGGGGTCTGACTGACAACGAGCTTCTCCTGTTGATGTCAGACGGTACTCGGCAAATCGTCGCGCAAGAAACGATCACCGAGGAAGTCGCGTCTCCGATGGGGGCCATGCAGCAGACGACGCACAATGTTGTCGTGCAGAAGCGCATCAACTCTGGTCGGATTCAGATTGACGTAGTGCCTCCAGAGGAACTGATTGTCAGCAAGAAGGCGACCTGTGTAGAGGATGCGCCTTTCATTGCTCACAGGAGGCTCGCTACGCGATCAGAACTGATTGCGATGGGGTTTGATCCTGAGCAGATTAACTCGCTGCCGACGTACAACTCGCTAGACTTTACCGAGGAGCGTCTCGCACGTTATTCGCCTGGAGAGGAACCGTATGACTCAGACACTCTTGACGAAACAATGCAAGAGGCTGAAGTTTACGAGTGCTATATCTACGTCGATTTTGACGGTGACGGTATCGCTGAACTGCGGCAGATTTACTACTCTGGCCAGCAGATTCTGACCTGGGCAAATGGGCAGGAAGCCAACATCAAGACGGATTACATTCCATTCCATGTAATCTGCCCGATGCCTGTCCCGCACAAGTTCTTTGGTCAGTCACTCGCTGATCGGGTGATGGACATTCAGCTTATCAAGTCCACGATTACCCGTCAGATTCTCGACAACATCTACCTAATCAACAACGCTCGCAGTGCAGTTGTAGAGGGCCAAGTCAACCTAGATGACCTTCTAAACGTCACTCCTGGTGGAGTTGTACGGACGAAGGCTCCTGGGATGGTGCAGCCGATTACTGTGCCGGATGTGACTGGTTCTGCGTATCCGCTGCTGGGTTACTTCGACAGCATCCAGTCGAAACGGTCTGGCGTGTCGGATGTCCAACAGGGGCTAGACCCGAACATCTTGCAAAACGTGACCGCTGCGGCTGTTGCTGCCACCACCCAGGCCGCGCAAGGAAAGCTGGAGCTAGTAGCACGAATCTTTGCTGAGACAGGCGTTAAGAGCTTGTTTAAGGGCATTCTGCACCTACTCTGCAAGTATCAGGACAAGCCTCGCCTGATTCGGATGCGCGGCAAATATGTTGAGATGGACCCGCGAGAGTGGTCGAACCAGTACGATGTTTCGATCTCTGTAGGACTCGGTACTGGATCGAAGCAGGAGCAGATGGCGATGCTCCAGATGGTACTGGCAAAACAGGAGGCTATTCTCCAAGCCTACGGTCCTGCCAATCCGCTTGTATCGGTCGGACAGTATCGGGCGACTCTCGGACGGTTTATCGAGGCGGCAGGGTTTAAGGATTCGGCTGAGTTCTTCAAAGAGATTCCGCCCGAAGTCGATCAAGCCTTATCGAATCCACCTCCGCAGCAGCAGCAACCGGGGCCGATGGATGCGATGCTCGCCCAGGCTCAAGCCCAGATCGAGATTGACCGGCAAAAGGCTCTGGCTGACATTGAAACAAAGCGCATCAAGGCTCAGGCTGACATTCAACTCGCACGAGAGAAGGCTGCGGCTGAGTTGATTCTGAAGCAAGAGGAGTTTCGGGTTGAGGCTCAGTTGAAAGCAGCCAAGGTTGGTGCTGGGATTTCGGCTAACGTGGAGATTCCAGGTTGAACCCGGAACGCGCTGCGAATCTCATGCGGGATGAGGAGTTTGTGGCTGAGTTAAACAAACTCCACGACCTGCAAATCCAGACGATTGTGAACTCGCTAGAGCACGATGTTGACGTTAGAGAAAATGCGTATAGAATGATTAAGGCGCTTTCA